GTCTGAAAGAAATCTTGACACCGTGATTAAGCTAGAGAGCATCTTTGTTGAAAGGTTTAACTTATCGAAAAAACGTATGGATATCTGTATGACTTGTGATAAGTTGAACAAGAAGAACAAGAGGTGTTCAGCCTGTGGTTGCTTCATGGACTATAAGACAATGCTACATGATGTGTCTTGCCCTCTTGATAAGTGGCAAGCTGAAGAAGTGCTAAATAGTCCATCAGACCAGGAGATACTATAATGCTAGTAGACAAACTGAAAGTGGTATTGGCCAATACATTCACCATGTATATCAAGACTCATGGTTATCATTGGAATGTTATTGGCTCTGACTTTCCACAGTATCATGATTTCTTCGGCAATCTCTACATAGAAGTTCATGGTGCAGTCGATAACATTGCAGAACAGCTCCGCTCGATCAACTCTTTTGCACCAGGCAGCCTTCAGCGCATGAAAGAACTGTCAGAATTAGAAGAAGATGATCTTGTTCCAAATGCAGCAAAGATGGTTGTGAACCTAATCGCCGCAAATGATAAGGTACTCTTGTCTCTTGTTGAGTGTTATGAGATGGCCGAAGATGCTAAAGAGTATGGGCTATCTAACTTCCTTCAAGACAGAATAACCGCCCATAAGAAGCATGGCTGGATGCTCAAGGCTACCGCAGGTCAAAAGTCGTAAGACTGATGCTCAGAACACTCAAAAGCCCCTTCGGGGGCTTTTTTGCTTTATGCTAAATACCTATATATTTTCATGAGGTATTAGACATGGCAACTTTGTCAAATAGCGACATTGCAAAAAGAAACAATGTGCAGATACTATACGAAGCAATCGTAGGAGGATCGAAGTTACAACTGGGTGCAAATGGTACAGGTGGTGACGCCATACCTACAGGTAAAATTAAAATTACCATAGACAACAAAACGAAAGAATATCCATCGCCAAAAGCAGGCGATATTTCAACATACATAGATGCGACGAAATCGAAGACTTTATATATCGAGGTTAAAGTTGGGCGCGCCAAAAAATATGCTAGACTCACAGAAATTTTCAAAAGTAAGACATTTGGTGGTACAGCCTCAAAATCTGGTACAGGTGGTTCTGAAAGACAGGAGCGCGGGCTAGTTGATGCCATTACATCATCGCGTGAAGAAAAAGGTAAGAAAGTCTATGTGAACAGCTTAGGTTCAACCATTGATATTCAGTCGGCGGTAAAGAATGATCCTAAAGATGCAGGTGATGCTTATATACCACACATGAAAGCTGGTAAAGAACCTTATACCGATTTGATTATGACGGTGAAACAAACAAACAAAACTAAACAGCTTCGAGTTTCAATGAAAGGTGATTCAGCACCTTCTTTGGCTGGCGGCGGATTATCAGGATTGATGGATATAGATCCGGCCATGACGAAAGCTATTTGGGCTAAAGCTATCAAGTATATCAAGAAGCAAGGCTTTAAGCAAGGTGATGTTGTTGATGGTGCTAAGTTACCTGATATGTCGGTTAGAATTCCAGATGATCTTGTAGGAAAAGTTATTGTTGGTACAGCAGAGATTGGTGGGCCAATCACACACATGTACGTTGGTTCGATGGATGTGGTATCACGTTATAATAAAGTTAATGGTGAACTCACACTTAACGGAAAATTTTACACAGTTGAAGAATACATACAGAAAATTCCTAATTTCTATATCGTTATAAGAAAAAGAGATTTAGATGATGACGGTAAGATCAAAATTGATATTGAAGGTGAAACTACAAACGCAGAAGGTTTACCCGTTCTGTTTAAGAGCCCAACAAAAGCTAAAAACAATACGAGAGTTATTGTAGCGCCACATCCTAGAGGTAAAGAAATAACGTGATAAACTTACGAACATTCCTCAGAGAAGATAAAGAAGGTAAGAACCTTCACCTCGAACACCTGCAAGATGAAGTCTTGAATGGTGGTGTGAAAGGCACTCGCGGTGCTATTTACTTTCTTACAGCTCTGAGAGATATGCTGGCTGGCCATGCAACCGAAGCAAGAGTAAACCTCACCACCAAATGGGATGGTGCACCGGCTGTTTTTGCTGGTATAAATCCGGCCAACGGTAAGTTCTTCATTGGTACTAAAGGTGTCTTCGCAAAGAATGCAAAGCTTAACTACACCGATGCAGACATTGATTCGAATCATCCTGGTGAAGGGCTTAATAAGAAACTGAAGATTGCACTTCGCTATCTAAGAGAACTCGGTATCAGCGGTGTCATTCAAGGTGATATGATGTTCACCAAAGAAGACCTTAAAGACCAAACTATCGATGGTGTCGAGTATATCATTTTTCAACCTAACACTGTTGTATATGCCGTACCGGCTGATTCTAATCTTGCAAATCAAATGAGGGCTGCACAGATGGGTATTGTCTGGCATACCACATATGTTGGGCCAGCACTAGAAGATATGAAGGCTTCGTTTGGTGTTGATATCGGGCATCTAAAGCAAACCAAAGATGTGTGGTTCCGCGATGCGTCATTCGTCGATGCTACAGGTACAGCCACATTCACAGCGGCTGAGACCGCAGCACTCAACTCTATTCTTTCATCTGCCGGTAACCTATTCAGAACCATTTCAGCCCGTACACTGAATGAGATTGCCACCAACGATACCTACAAGGTACAAATCAAAACATGGAATAATTCCAAGGTGCGTGAAGGGCAGGCTATCACAAACACAGCCGCTCACGTTAAAGGATTAATTCTTTCGATTGAGGAAAAGTTAAACAAATCCATTGCAGAGGCCAAGAAAGCTGATACAAAGGCTAACCGTCAGCGTGAAAAGACCATCGTGATGGGCTGGTATAAGGCCAATAAGGATGAGTTGAAGAAGATTTTCGACTTGCAAAACCTACTGATTGATGCTAAACTAATGATAGTCAGGAAGCTAGAAAAGGTACAGAGTGTTGTCGGAACATTCAAGAGAACTGACAATGGATATTCCGTAACTACGCCAGAAGGATTTGTAGCTGTCGATAGACTGAAAGGAAATGCAGTCAAGCTAATCGATCAGCTAGAGTTCGCTTTCAATAACTTCACAGCAGCAAAGAACTGGTCTAAATGAAATCACTATTCGAATACCTAGAAGAAGCAAAAGAACAGACGGGAATGTTGCTTAACATTTTCGATATTGATGATACACTGTTCATATCGCAGGCCTCTGTCATGATTATGAAAGACGGTAAGAAGGTGCGAGAACTGAAGTCTGGTGAGTTCAATACCTATAATTTGAAGCCAGGTGAAGAATATGACTTTGCTCAATTCAGGTCTGGTGAACATTTCAAGAAGACTGCGGTGCCTATTGACAAGATGATTGACCGATTGAAGAAGGCTGCACAGGAGACCAACGCAAAGACAATCATTGTCACCGCAAGGTCTGACTTCTTCGACAAAGGGCCATTCTTACAGAAGTTCAGAGACCATGGTATTCCAATAGACCAGATTTATATCGAACGAGCTGGTAACCTTCAGAAGCTAAAGGCTGATGCGAAGACCAATATCACCAAGGCGGTTATCATTCGCAAGTATATCGCCTCTGGTAAATTTAATAAGATCCGCATGTGGGATGACCATAGAGGTAATCTCGAAACACTTCTGAAGCTGAATAAACTACACCCTGAAATGAAGATTGAGGCCTACTTGGTCGATCCAGAGACAGGTGAAAGCACCAGATATACTAAATAAAAGACAAAGGTTCCTGTAGAGGGGATATATGAAAACAATAGCGGTTTATCCTGGCCGTTTCCAACCTTTTCACAAAGGTCACGCCCAGGTCTATAAGTGGTTGAAAAGTAAATTTGGTAACGCAACCATTGCAACATCTAATAAAGTAGAAGCTCCAAAGAGCCCTTTCACCTTCACTGAAAAGAAGAAGATGATGGAGCTATCTGGTGTCACATCTACTGACATTCACGAAGTCCGCAACCCATATATCTCATCTGAAATTCTAAGAGGCTACGATGGTTCAAAGACCATTGTAGTCTTTGCTGTTTCCCAGAAAGACATGGACGAAGATCCGCGCTTCTCGTTCAAGCCAACCAAGTCTGGGCAGGCTAGCTATTTACAACCATATCCAAAAGACGGTAAAGGTGCAAAGCCTTTCGGTGATCCTGATAA